GTGCAGATCGGCGCGCAGCACCGGGTCACCGGCTGGGATGCGCAGCTTGCGATCTTCCAACCCCTGCTTGGCGGTGGAGGCCACGTTCATGCGCACGGCGCCGATCAGATGCAGGCCGATGACGCGGCCACGGCCGTAGCGGATCTTCGCATCTTCCACCGGCTTCTCGCCCATGCCGGTCTGATCCATCACCAGGCGCTCGACGTTGTAGAAGTTCATGAGACGGTCGATCTCGGCGTCCTGGGCGGCGAAGCTGGCGTTCTTCAGTGTGACGATCTCGCGTGTCCACAAAACGTCGCCCACCAGCTCCATCACCCACGCCACCCACAGATCGGAGCGGCGCGCGATGTCGTTGCCGATGAAGCACCGGCCGCCCTGGTAACCCTCGGGCTTCCCGGCGGTCTCGTCCTCGCACTGGATGATGATGTCGTAGCCCAGCCAGGCGCTGCTCTCGTCGAGGAACTCCAGCAGGAATTCCTGGCGCCATAGATCCTCGTCGCCGGCGGCCTGGTGCAGCTCCTCGATGTCGCGCGGGAGGCCGTCCGCCACTGCCTTGTAAATGTCGACGATATGGCGCGACCAGCGAGGGTCCTTGCCCGTGATCAGCTCATAGAACTTGTTGTTCTTGCCGTTCGGCGTCGAGACGACGCGCAGCTTGAGCCCTGGCTTGGAGATCACCGGGAACAGCGCACCCCAGATCGCCCGGCTGTCGCGGTGGAAGGCGAACTCATCAAGCATCACGTTGGCGGAGAAGCCTCGCGCGGTGTCGGGGTTGGCCGGCAGTGCGGTGATCTTCGAGCCGGATGGCAGCACGACCTCGGCGGCACGGTGGGTTGTGCCCTCAAGCTTGATATCGAACTCCATCACCTCAGCCGCGATTCCGTAGGCTTTCAGGTGCGGCCGAACACCTTCGTTCAACGCCTCGTAAGCCTGGCGTTCGCCACGCGACAGGATGATCCAGCGGTTGCGGCCACCGTTCAGCTCAGCCTCAACACAGTCGTCGGCCGCCTCCAAAGTGGTCGTGAAGGTCTTGCCGGTCTGGCGGGCGAACATGCCGATTTTGAAGCGGGCCTGATCCTGCAGCCAATTGACCTGATACGGATAGAGCAGCCCCATGGAGCTACCCCTCGCCGGAATAGAGCGCGCGGATACGGGCGATCATCTGGGCGGGCGTCAGCGGTTCGGCCTCGCCATCCACGCCGGCCTCGACCTCGGCCAGCTTCTTGTCCATCTCGGCGGCCAGCTCGCGCTTCAGCCGCAGCGTGACGTCCACGTCGGATTTCTGCGCGCTGGCGAGGTTGGCGAGCGAGCGGGTGAGGAACTGCACCTGCTTGGCGTCGAACTTCACGGTGCCGTCGGTGTCGCCGGCAGCGGCCACCAGCTGCGTCACCACGTTGTGCATCAGCTCGATGTTCAGCCGCGCCTGGCGGCCTTCCGGCGCATCGCCGAGCCGGCGCACCAGGGCCTCGGCGATCGTGCGGCCACGGCTGATCGTCTCGGCCAGCGCATCCAGCCCCTGCACATGGCGGTGCAGGCCGGAGCGGCTTGGCATGCCGTCGTCATCGAGGCCCATCTTGGCCAGGTGCACCAGGATCTCGTCGATCGTGTGCCCATCGCCGCGCAGCTTGCCGATGGCCTCACGGACCTCGGCCGGCGCGCGGTCGATCTTGCTCGGGCGGGGCATCAGCTGGCCACATGCCAGGTTGAGCACTCGACGCCCTCCACCTCGATGCGCCCTTCGGCGACCATCCGGCCGCGCTCGGTCAGGCGCACCACGCGCACATCGTCGCTCCAGGTGTCGGACGTGCAGCCAAGGCGGCAGAGCCGGTCGAGATCGGCGCGATAGGTTTCGCGCGGGTCGCGGGCGAAGCCGCCGTGCTCCAGCGCGGTGTTGATCACGCCGTCGTTCGCCTCGCCGCCTATCTTCACCAGCAGGCGCAGGATCATGACGCGGCGGGCGCCATTCCAGTTGTCTTTGAAGCTCATTTCTCGGCCCTCAGCTTGGCATCGACCAGCACGTTCAGCGGGCGCTCGATGCGCTCCATCAGATTTTTGATGCCGTTCAGTTGAGCTTCGATCGTCGATTGGCCGGCTTCCACCCGCACCAGGCGCTCGCGCACGTCTGACCAGTCGGAGCTGGGCGGCAGGTGTTCGACATCGGCTTCAAGCTGCGTGAGCCGTGTCTCGTGCTTTCCCACCAGCTCGATGTGCGGCGCCAGCGAGGTTGCCAGACCGGTGTGGGTGACCAGGCTCTGCCGCACCATCCAGGTGACCAGCGCCGCGAGCGCGCCGAGCGCACCGCCAACGACGGTCAGGACATTCACCCAGAAGTTGATGCCGTCAGACAAGCTCATGCGACCTTCTCCCCAGCCGCGACAAGGGCGAACAGCGCGGAGATCACCGTGGTGGTGTCGTGGTCCGGCTCGGCGAGGATGCTGGGGCCGCTCCATCCATCAGAACCGGTGATCGAACTCCAGCCTGATGGCGTGCGCAGCCACAACGTGCGGGCCGGGGCGTGTTGCAGATCGCTGCCGAGCGGCGGCCACGCGAAGAACGGATCATCGCCGTGAACCACCTGGAGGATGCGATCGATGATGCCGGCATGAACGCGCCAGAAGGCGGCGTCGGCGGCCTTCGGTGGCTCCCATGCCGTGATCGATGCGATGCGGTCATAGGCCACAACCGCCGGCGCCAGCAGCATCGACTGGCCATCGAGCGAGTGGCCTTCGAAGTGAACCGGCTGGGTGGGATCGAACAGCGGCTCAGCCCAGGCCCACAGCGCGTGCATGCGATCCAGCGCACCGCTGGCGACGGCGCCGCCGCCGGGCAGGCGATAGGGATAGAAATGGATGTCCTGGGCGAGATCCGAGAACCGATAGATCAGCGGCCCTTCGCTGAACCGCGTGCCGGCGCCGGTGAGCAGCTGGCGCCCATCCGCCGCAATGCTTGCCACACCCTGGCAATTATCGGTCGAGAGCCGGCCGAGAACCTTGCAGCCCAGGTGGGTGAACATGGTGCGGGCGACGGCGTCGTCCATTTCGTAGGCGGCATCGCAGCGCTGGATGGAGCCCAGCAGCGAGGGGAAATCGAAGGGGTCCATGGCGCGCGCCTCCAAGGCAACAGGCGGCGAGCCGAGGCCCGCCGCCGTCTGGATCAGTTGGTCGCGGGGATGACGACGGCCGCAGGCGTGGTGGCGGTGAGCGTGTCCGTGGCTGCTGGCATGGCCATCGCGCCGATCAGGCTGGTGCCGATGGGGCAGGCCGCCTGCAGCGCCGGATGGATGGCGGTGGTGTCGAGCTTCACGGCACCGGCGATCGCCACAGCGGCGCCGGGATCGACAGCGGTGGCGACGGTAGCGCCCAGCGGTACCAGCACCGGCTGCAGGGCGGCGGCATCCTGGCAGATGGCCGTGTTGACCTGCGCCATCGTCGCCACCTGGGTGGCGGAGCAGGCACTGAGCCCGAACGACATCAGCAGCAGCACCAGGGCGACGGAGACGCCCGAAGCCGAAGCCGGTGCGGCGGGTGCGGTGGCAACCGGCGTCGGCGCCTTCAGGTTCGCCAGCACATGCACCAGGCCGTAGAACGTCTGGTAGGCCTGCGGGCTGGCGCTGGATGGCGCCGGCAGCGCCAACAGCAGCGCGGTGGCGCCGGCGATGGTGCAGGTGAGATAGGGCACAAGAACGGAGAGCGGCGTGGCGCCGAGGGCTGCGAGAAAGTCCTGCATGGGGCGTGTCCTTCAAGGATCAAGCGATGCTCGAACCTACGGACGCCCGCGCGGCACAATCAGTCTGACACGCGTCACGATCCCCAGGGATCAGCCCGCCTTGAAGCGCTCGTCGATGGGAGGAAAGCCGAAATCCAGCTGTGGCCGGATCGGCGGCAGCGCCGGATCGGCCTGGAATGCTGGCGCCTTCCTGGGGATCTGGCGGACCACGCCCACCCGGTAATAGCGGGCGATCTCGGCCACCAGGTCATTCGGCTCATAGGCCGCCGGATCGAACCCCGACAGCAGCCGATAGATCGAACGGCGATGCAGGCGCACCCGCTTGCCGATCTCGTGGCTGTTCAGCCCGGCCACGCGCAGGGCGCGCACATCGAGATAGTTGAGATAGGTGCGGGCGGACGGCACCATCAGATGGCCGCCACCGAGGCTGCGGCTCAGCTCGTGCGCGGCCTCCACGCCCAGCAGCATCGCCACCGGGTGGGTCGGGTGATAGCGCAGGTGCGGCAGATACAGCACCGTGCCGCCGAACTCGCGGCAGAACGCCAGCGCCTTCACCGGGCCTACGATCTCAGCCACGCGCTGGATCATTTCCGGCAGGTGCCGGACTTCGACTTCAATGGTCGCCACGGCGCCCCCAGGACAGTGGTGGCAAGACGGTGATAATCAGGCTGTGATCGGGGCTGTAGACGACGCGCACGGCCGGCCCGTTCGGGATGCGCACCACCCACAATTCCCTGCCGAGCGGCTGGCGGCCGAGCATGACCGCCTTGGGCGCGTCACCGGCGACCGTGCCGATGATGTCCAGAACCATGGCCGCAAAGTCGCACGCCGCCAGCATCACGCCGTAGCGGATGAAGGCGGCTTCCTGTGCGTGTTCGCAGCCATGGGGGGCGGTCAACGGCGCACGCCTCCGTGGCGATAGCTCTCCAATGCCAGGAGCCCGGCCGGCGTGATCTCCAGCACGCGCGAGACGTGCGCCTTGGAGCTGCCATTCCAGTCGATCGTGATGGTGATCAGCCCCCGCTTGCGGAGGCCAGCCACGCGGGTGAGCTGATGCAGCTGGCTCGCTGACACACCCTTCATCGTCTGCGGCACAACCTCGGTGACCGGGGTGCGCATCAGCAACTCAGCCTCCAGCGGCGAGAGCGCGCTCATGCGTCACCCGCCTTATTGGCGAGCACCAGGCGCTTCTTCCACGCCTTCAGTCCCTCGATCACCTTGTTGGCCTCCACGCCGTCCAGCCACTCCGGACTGTCAACGCCGACCTGGCGCTTCACGAAGGCACCCAGGGCGGCGTGGCTGGGGTCGGACAGCAGCGGCGCCATCGCCGTCCAGCAGGCATAGACCTTGCGCACATGCGGGTGCCGGGCCATCGGCCGGGTGCCGGAGGCGACGAAGCCCAGGCGGGTCATCTCCTCCACCACCTTCACCAGGCTGGCGTAGTTCAACGCGGTCAGGCTGCGTTCGCCGGTCACCCGCACCAGCACGGCGCGGTAGGTGCCTTCGTCCATCGCCAGATCCTTCTTGGCGATGTGGATCTGGGCGATCTTGCGCCCGCGGGCGATCTCGGCCGGCGCGCGTGGCTCGTTAGGACGCTGTGATTTAACCGCAGGCATGGATCTTCTCCTCAATGCGGCGAAGCTGCGTCATCTGCTTGTCCGTGATCTCCATCGCGACGCCGAACTGCACATGGCGCAGCCCGATTTCGGCGATGAACACCCGATCCCACGACGAAAGGCGGGGGCTCTTGTCGCAGTCGGTCACCAGTTCCTTCAGCCAGGCATCCATCTGCGCGGCGCTCCAGGGCTCGGTCATCGGCCGTTCTCCGCGCTGACGATGCGGTGCTGCGGCCCGACCATGTCGAACGCCATCCGCGCCACGCGGAACGAGCCCCACACCCAGACGACGCACAGGCCCACGGCGGCCAACTGCACGCCAAGCACCCAGGCTCGGCGCAGCATCCGCCGACGACGCGCGCGGCTCATGGGGCCGCCTCGATCTGTTCAATGGCAGCCTTGGCGAAGCGCACGTTCTCGTTGGCATCTTTCGCGATAGGGCTGCCGTAGCGGGTCAGCTTTTCCCACTCTGCAATCATGCGCTTCAGCGCCATCAGGAGATTAGGCGCCGCTGCGATCAGCCTCGCGTTCGCATCACGTGCGAAGCCATGGACTTCCGCTATTTGACGTAGCCCGTCAGTGTCAGACACTTCCCGATACGGCAGTGCGCCCTGACTAAGCACCCGCCAGGGACCGGGTGTATGCGGGATCATGCCGCCACCTCGCCGCGAACATCGCCGCCCCACTGGCGGGCCATTGCCTGCGCAATGCCACCGAAGGTCCGACTGCGCTCTTTCCAGCGGTTCTTGGTCGGAGGCATCCGATGAACGCGAGCCGTTCTGCCATCGACGATATCGGTCGGATAAAGTGGCATTATCCCATGCAGCCAAAGGCACGTCGCCTTCGTTTCGCCGTGCCCAAACATCCACGGCTGGATGATTTGCGCGGGCTCTTGATAGCCCACGATCCGCTCTTTCGCGTGCCGGTGCATGATCGGGTTCTCGATGGCACGGCGCGGCACGGGCGCATTCCAGAGCGCGCTGAACAGGTCAGCCGCCCGGTCCAGTTCCGGCCATAGATTGCGCTCGGCGAGCCAGCGGACACCGCTGTTGCAAAGCCGCGTGCACGGTGGGTGAAACACCGCAAGCAGATCCCAGCCATCGTTCAAGATGTCCCGAACGTCGCCGATGATGTGCTTGTTGCTGCGATCCTCGGCCGGCAGGAGGTCGCACGACCAAGCATCGTGACCGAGGTCCGCGAACGCGCGGCGAACAACTCCCGTAAATTCACAGCCGATGAGCACCTTCATGCCGCCACCTCGGACAGCGCCGTCTCGAAGGGCTCGATGATGAACTCCTCGCGCTGGTTGATGGTCAGGCCGGGGATCTTGGCGACGGAGTCCGGCTCGTTGAGGATCGCCTCCTTGTTGATCTCGTCCTTGGTCCGGATAAACCGCTTCAACCCGGCTGCGACCAGCAACGCCATGACGGCTTCGACGCCCTTCACGGCCACGCTCGGCGGCGTCATGCGCCACTTCACCTCGCCGCTCGGCAGAACCGCGAACTTCACCTTGCCGTCCTGGGTCAGTTCCGCGCGGTGGGCCTCGCACCAGCCCTGCACGCCGGCCGTCAGTTCGATGATGCCAACGCTGTGCGGCGTGGCCTGCTCCTCGAAGCGGGCTTTGATCACCGCCATCTCGTCACCCATCAGCGCCTCGATGCGAGCGCGCTCGCGCACATGGCGACCGATCTGGGCGATGGCCTCCACCACCGCATCGCGGCTCTGCAGCACGCCGATCGCCGCCGGCGCCTTCATTTTCTTCGCAGCCTTCGCCATCACGCTCTCCTCTGGAATTTGGCCGGGTTGAATGCCCGGCGGTTGGGTTTGACTTCGGGTGTTGCGACGGGCTGCTGGCGCGCGCGCCATTGCTGCTCGGCAACGCGGGTGCACGCCGGGCACGCGTCCTGCTGGCCGGCGATCTCGACGCAGCCGGTGTCGAGGCAATCGGTGCAGGTGATGCGCTTTGACCAGGCGTGCACCACGGCTATGCCTCGCTGCCGATAAGCGGGCGGATCTGGCCGATGCGACGATCGAGCCCGGCGTTCAGCAGATCGGCGATATCGCTGCTCATCAGGAGCACGCTCGGCGGTAGCAGCCGCCAGCCGGTGGCGATCTGCGCCTCCATCACCGTGCAGATGAGACGGTCCAGCTCCACGTCGGCCAGCAGATCGGCAATGTGACAGCGGCTCGCCCGCGCGGCGTTGCGGATCTCGGCGATGTGCTCGGCCATCACGCGCCACCTGCGATCGAGGCATTGCTGAGCTGGGCGTCGGCGAGGGTGATATGCTCGGCGGTCACCTCGGCGCTGTCCTGGCCACGCGCCAGCATGCGGGCGGCGCGCAGGGTGCGGTGCATCTTGCGCAGCGCGCCCGGGCGATTGGCCACCGCGCGCAACAGCCGCCGCTCGTTGTCGCCCTCGATGCCCTCGGCATCCAGCAGCGCCGCCACGTCGCCGGCCAGCGGCTTCTTGCGGCTCATGTGCATGCCGAAACGGCTATCAAGCTGGGCGAACTGCGCCCGCGGGCCACCGCCGCTCATGCGCGCCTTCAGGTCGGGATGGCCAACCAGGGCGATGCCAACCCGCACGTCGGGATTGTCGTGATAGACGCGAAGCTGATCGAGCGCCGTGAGGCTCATCAGCTGGGCCTCATCGATGATGATCAGCCCGTTGCGGCCGCGCAGGAACCGGCTGATCGCCCGCGAGCGGCGGACCGAGCTGCTCTCGCGCACGTCCAGCAGATCGCAGAGATATTCGAGCATGACATAGGGAGATTTCATGTCCGGCTCGCCGGTCAGCATCCACACGTTGCTGTTGCGGCGCTGGTATTCGCGACAGGCTTCGGATTTGCCGACGCCGGGCTCCCCCACCAGCGTGATCATGTCCGGCTCGTATTGCGCCTGCGACAGGATCGACATGAACGCCTCGGCCGAGGGCGTCATCACGAAATCGGTACGCTTCGGCGCCACCAGCTTCACCTGGGCCTGGGCGGCACGGCTCTTCAGGAAGATGCGCGCGGCCTGGGAGATGTGGTTGGTGTTGCCCTTGTAGCTGTCGTTCAACCAGGCCGAGAACGTGCTGCCCGCCACGCCGGACCGCCGTGCGATCTCGTTGAACGAAATCCGGTCCTCTGCGGATACCTCGCGGATCGCCAGCCGGATCTGTTCCTGGTCGGCACTCTCGTTTGCCAGCGCCCGGTCTATCGTCTCACCCATCTCAACCACTCCCATTTGCGTTGCAGGCACGTCCCGGCGCGATCAGTCGTCGCCGTTCTCAACCACCCGAAGCTGCCGAGGCCGGCGCATGGCGGCGACCAGCGCCTCCTCTGCCGGGGTCTGCTCTTCGAGATCCTGTTCGGGGGCCAGCTGGCGGGCGGTGTTGCCCCACAGCCCACGCACCACCTTGGTTTCGGGGGCCTCTGGCTCGTGCGGCGCTGCCGGCAAGGCGGCTGCGACCTGCTTGATCGTCATCTTCAGCTCTGCATCACGCGCGGCGATTGTTGCCTTGATAAATGACTTGCGATTGCGTCCGTGCTCGCGCGCGGCGTCCGCATCCAGGAACCCAACGTCCGCGATGCAGGGCACCGCGCCGAGATAGGCGCCGTCTGGCCGATACACATGCAACGGCAACCGGAAGTTGATCGGGTCGAACCGCACAACGACCTTCTGCCCGCGCAATTCATGCAGTTCCGGCGACCAGAAGCGGTTGCCTTCGAGCATCAACTGGCCGGAAACCCGATCGACGGTGCGGGCCTCGGCGGCCATCAGCCATAGCCGGCGCTGCTCGGGGGAAGCCTTGCGAATGGAGGCGCTGGCGTAGCTCTCATCGAACGTCGCATCGAAGCTGCGCCCGGCGCATAGGCCGCCGGTGCGCCCGGTGCGGCTGTTATGCTCGGCGATCTCGCCCTGCAGCACCGCCAGGAAGGTATCGAACGGCACCGCCGAATTGCCGTAGTTTTCCGGCTTGGCGGTCACCTTGTTGCCGACGTAGGCGCCAGCAAACGCCGGGTGCTTTGCGGTATCGCCGGCCATGTCGCGGAACGCCCGCTCGATCGGCTTGGACTGGCCCGCGTAGGGCGTCGCCCAATGCACCTTCACGCCCATCTGGACGAGCAGACCTTCCGGCTCCTCGTCCTTCACCTTGAAACGGTAGCGGTTCGGTGTGCCGCCGGTGATCCACTTCGACGCGAACTCACGGCCGTTATCGAGCACGCAATGGTCTGGCACGCCGAAGCGCTCCACCAGGTCACCGAAGCACAGCCGCACCGCCTGCTTGTTCGGGTGGCGATCGATCCGCCACGACAGCACCCGGCCGCTGTAGATGTCCTGGAAGCAGACCATGTTCGGGCGGTCGATCGAGCCGTCCGGGAAGCGCACGAACACGTCCCAGGTGTGGAAATCGGCGTTGACCACTTCCAGCGCATGCAGCACCGAACGGTCGCGCCGCTGGGCCGGATACATCGCCTTAAGCGCGTCTTTGCCCTGCCGCGCCAAGGTCACCATCGCCGGGGCCAGCGCCTGCAGCTTGCGGCTGACTGTCTTCTCACACGGCACCGACCAGCCGTGCGCGGCGGCGGCGCGCTCCAGGCGGCGATAGCAGGCCGAAATCGTCGGCCGCTCGGGGCGCAGATATTCGGCGGTGATGAAATCCCAGGCCTCGGGGCTCAGATCCACCCGCGCGCCCACCTGGCCAGCATGACGCGGCGCCAGGAATGGCAGCCAGTCGGCACGCGGCACGCGGTGGATCAGCTTTTCCCAGGCGTAGAGGCTGGACAGCGCGATCTTGCGGATCTCGGCAATTTTCTGGGCGGCCAGCGTCTTGGCAACACCCGCATCGGTCAGCTCACGCACCGCATGCAGCGCCAGCAGGCGCTCGCGGGCGGCGTCTTTCTTCACGTCGGTCTGGCGGTCAAACCACGTCCACATCTCCAGCCGTGCCGCATCGCTCGGCGCACCGGCGGCGACGCGCTCGATGGTGATGGACAGGTCCACCGACAGCTTCGCCTGGGCGGCCAGCGGCAGCACCGACAGATGGTATTCGATGCCACCGCCGCGCCCGGCGCGCTCACGCCACCAGACACCTTTTTGGGCAGGCTCAACCCATGCTTCGCGCTCGGCCTTCATCGCCACACCGCGTGCCGATGTTGGCAGGCCCGGCGGCGCCATCGCAGCCAGTTCACTGGCCGAAAACCATTCTTGAGCAAGCGTTGAGCGGGCCATCAGAGAGCACCCTCCCGCCGGGCGTCGCGCATCAGCGCCTCGCGCTGGCGCTTCAATTCGTCTTCCTTGTCGCGAAGAGCCGCGACCTGGATCAGCGGCAGGTGGCGCCGCTCGATCACCGCCCATCCGAACGTCTCGGCAAGGACTTCCAGCAACCGGCGATCCTGGGTGGCGTGCAGCAGCGCGAAGAACCGCGTCACGCTGATGACGTGATCCGGCCGGCCTTCGGAGACGTAGGCGTCGAGCATGTTCTTGCTGACGTTCTCGCCGAGATAATCGCCCATCGCCTTGGCGATCATCTCGCGGCTTTTACCCTTCTCAGCGGCATCCTTCAGCGCCGCCGCCATCGCCCGGCACATCCGGCCGCCGACAGTCGAAGCACGCACCACCCGCTCATCGAACGAGCGGGAAGCCACGGGCGCCTGCCAATCAAGCAGATCCGGCTGGCGGCCGATGGGGGCGCGCGGCGGCATCAGCCAGCACTCGTCGGCGCGTGGACTATTGCGAGAACGGCGATTCTATTGACCGCGGCGACCACCACGGCCGCGACGGCATGCGCATCAACGTCTGGCAGATCACCCCATTGATCGACCGACAGCACCTGGGCGCCGGTGGCGTCGAAAACGACACCAGCCTCGTCGTTGAGATCCGTCCGCCAGGGCGTCGGGAACAATGCGCGCAGCCGCGCCAGATGGGCGGGGCTCATGCGCCGGCTCCTGCGAACGATACC